GTGATGTTTTAATGTTCAAAGACCCTGTTTGTTCTACTTATAACTTTCCAAGAGAACGAGTAATGTTTCTTCCTGAGAGAAATTGTAATCCTTTTTTCCATTTTATAGAAGGATTATGGATGTTAGCTGGACGAAGAGATGTAGAACCATTAGCAAGGTTTGTAAAAAGGATGAAAGAGTTTTCTGATGATGGTAACTTTTTATATGGCTCTTATGGTTATCGTTGGCGAAACCAATTTGGTTACGATCAACTACATGATGTTATTCAAAAGTTAAAAGATAATAAATGGGATAGGCGAATAGTTTTATCAATGTGGGATCCTGTGCATGATCTTCATTATAAAGGTAAAGATGTTCCATGTAATACCCAAATATATTTTAAAGCCTATCCAATAAAAGAATTAGGTGAAGAAAATAATCAAATAAAATTAGATATGACTGTATGTTGTAGATCTAATGATTTAATTTGGGGAGCATATGGTGCTAACGCAGTTCATTTTAGTATGCTCCATGAATATATAGCAACAATGTCAGGATTAAGTGTAGGTTGTTATCATCAAATTAGTAATAATGCTCATGTTTATTTAGATGTTTGGAATGAACTAGATAAGAAACTTTCTAAAGGTATCTCTCCTCATGGTTATGAAACAGATCCAGATATGACTTGGCTAGACTTAATACAAGATAAACAAAATTTCGATAAAGATTTAAATTATTTCTTTAATTTATTTTGTTCTAGTAAAAACAATGAAGAACTAGGTGGTATGTGGATAACTCCTGATCATTTTAGTAATATGAATACATTTGCTTATACAGCGATACCTTTAGTTGAAGCATGGAATTATTATAAACAAAAAGATTATAAGAATGCTATTTTACAAGCATCAACTATAAAAGCACCAGATTGGAAAAGAGCATGTGTAGAGTGGCTACAAAGAAAGGAAGAGAGGTCAAAAAATGTCTAAAGAACAAAGAAGTAAAATAATACAAAGAGTTAACGTATTAGCTAGTGAAGATGTAAAAGGTTTACATAACGCAGAACAATCTTATGGAGATAGTTGGAAAAAGCGAGGTGGTATAGGTGCTTTTATGATGTTAGCTAGGAAATGGGATCGTATAGAAAAACAATCCTGTGATTATACTTACGATATCTTTTTAGCTTTAGAAGAAGATAAGAGACCAGAGGGGCTTATAGACGATATAAGAGACCTTAGACGGTATCTCCTTTTAGTAGAAGCAGAAATGGCTTTACAAAATAATGATAAATAAGGTAAACTCTTCTCAACAGAAAGGGAAGAAAGTATTGCCTAAGTATAAAAACCCTTTACAAGATCCGTTGTTTCCTCCTGATAGTTCATGGACAGTTCCAGAAGTATTACCAGATCTATCAGAAGCTAAAGAAATAGCTATCGACCTTGAAACATGGGATCCTAACCTACGATCTAAAGGTGCAGGTTGGGCGAAAAAAGATGGACATATTGTTGGTATCGCTGTAGCCACTGATGGTTGGGAGGGTTATTTTCCTATAAGACATAGATCAGGAGGTAACTTAGATGAAAAAGTTGTATTTAATTGGTTAAAAGAAACGGTATCTACAAAGGCAGATAAAATATGTCATAATGCTTCTTATGATATTGGTTGGCTAAAAGCAGAGGGTATCAATATACAAGGTCGTATAATTGATACTATGATTGGTGCTCCTCTAATAGATGAAAATAGGTTTAGCTATGCTTTAAACGCATTAGGTAAACATTATTTACAAGAAACAAAAAGTGAAGACCTGTTACGTGATGCTGCAGAAGCATGGAACGTAGATCCAAAAGCAGATATATCAGAACTACCACCTATGTATGTCGGTCCATATGCAGAACAAGATGCTGCTATGACTTTACGTTTATGGAAGTTTCAAAAACAAGAATTATCGAGACAAGATTTATGGTCTATATTTAATTTAGAGACATCTATATTACCTTTACTTATTGAGATGAGATACCGTGGTGTTCGTATTGATTTAGACCATGCAGAACGTATGTCTAAAATGTTCAGGGCTAAAGAAGAAGATGCTCTATTACAAATAAAGAAATTAGTTGGTTCAAATATAGAAATATGGGCGAATGCATCTATAGAAAAAGCATTTAAAAAACTCAAGTTACCTTATAACTTTACAGAAAAAGGATCACCCTCCTTTCAACAATCATGGTTAGAAAACCATAAGCACGAAGTTCCAAAACTAATTGTTAAAGCACGAAAGATGAATAAAGCAAGAACAACATTTATTGATGGAATGCTTATGAGTAATCAACAATCAGGTCGTTTACATGCTGAACTTCATCCACTTCGTTCAGATGATGGGGGTACTGTTACAGGTCGTTTTAGTTATAGTAACCCAAACTTACAACAAGTTCCAGCAAGAGATCCTGAAATAGGAACAGCTATCCGATCATTATTTATTCCTGAAGAAGGATGTCAGTGGGGTGCATTTGATTACTCTCAACAAGAACCAAGGCTCGTTGTTCATTACGCAGAGATGATGGAACTTCGTGGTGCTAAAGATGCTGGAGATGCTTTTAGAACAGGAGATGCAGATTTCCATCAAGTCGTAGCTGATATGGCAGGCATACCAAGGAAACAAGCTAAGAATATAAACTTAGGATTATTTTATTCAATGGGTGTTCAAAAGTTATCTGATAGTCTTGGTTTAACATTAGAGGAAGGAAAGGAGTTATTTAGTCAATATCATGAACGAGTTCCTTTTGTAAAAGCACTTAGTGAACGAGCCATAAGACGTGCTGCAGAGCAAGGAAATATAAGAACATTATTAGGAAGACGTTGTCGGTTTGATAAATGGGAACCTTCGCAGTTTGGCACACGAAAAATTATGGATCATAAAACTGCTTATGCTGAACACGGTAATGCTATTAAAAGGGCTTTTACACATAAAGCTATGAATAGATTAATACAAGGTAGTGCTGCAGATATGACTAAAAAAGCAATGCAATTATTATTCGAAGAAGGAATTATACCACATATACAAGTTCATGACGAGTTAGATTTTTCTGTAGAATCAGAGGAACAAGCAGTAAAGATAAAAGAAATTATGGAACATTGTGTAGAGATAAAAGTACCTGTAAAAGTAGACGTAGAACTTGGTCCAAACTGGGGCGAGGCTAAAGATGCTTCAAAAGTTATTGCTCATGCAGAGTCTGTAAGAGGGTGGACGAGGGGTTCAGAATCCGATTATACTAAGCAAGCAGTATAAACATTATTTTCTTATTTAATTCTAATTTTATCTTAAATATAATAAAATAAAAGGAGTTCGTAATGAGCGAAACTATAAAAATGCCAGTAGTTATGGCTTTAGTTGCATGGCGAAAGCTACGAGAAGTGGGGGCTAAAAACGAAGCAGACCTCATTGCATCTAACTTAATAGGACAAGGTATTGAGATTGATGGTTCGGCTGACGAAACTTTCGATTTTTATTCGGAATATTTAATTACACACGGATTAATATCGGTAGATACTGCAAAAGAAGATTATAAAAATACTTGGCGAATTATACACGGAAAAGGAGAAAGTGATGAATGAAAAAATAAAGAAACTAGAAAGCGTTCTAAAAAAATTAGAAGCACTTTATAGTGAAGCCTATGCCGTGTGTGAAGATTCTGCACATGCAATTAGTGTTGCAGAAGATACAATAACAACTTCAATTAGATATATGAAAGGAACTGATTATGAGTGAAGAAGAAAAAATAGAAAGAAGAAATTGGATGAGTAAAGAACAAAAAGTTCTTACTGCTAGAAAATTATTCGCAAGTATGCGAGGTCAATATATAATTGGTCAAGCCCTTTACGTTGCAATAAAAGAACTAGATAAAGTTCCTGGAGCAATGAAAGAAGTATCAAATATCGAAGATATGAAATTATTAATGCATACCTTATTTCCTATTTATAATGATACGATGAGTATAGATAAAGAAGAAAAGAATATCGTTAGTGAGTTTCCGACAACTCAGAGTCCATACGACGATCCAGCTTAACTCATAAAAAACATTATTTTTAGTTTTTAACATTTTAAAATATTTACTATAATAAAAAGGTAATATGGGATTGTTACCTCCAGTCTCATGTTATTTGTTAAATGGCAACAGAGTAGGGTGCTATGAGGTTGAGTACAACAGATAGCTTAATGAGGGGCAAAATACTTGCATACCGACCCCTCGCCCTACACTTTTAGAAAGGAAGAATATGTCAGATCTTTATGAGTTAGAAGCAAAGTACGAAGTTCATTCCTGTTGGGAATTAGACTTCGATGTTAAAGACGTTCATGCTTGGTGGATAAAGTATGATCGATTATATGTTATTCACCAAGACGGTGAAGATATAAAAGAATATCCCCCAACATATTCAGGTCGAACAAATGATCTTAAACGTGCAGAGTGTTATTATCTAAATGCAGCACCTGTAGAAGAAAAAACATTATAGAAAGGTAGAATAATGGAACATCAAAAACAAAAACCTTTTGGTCGTTCAAGAGGTATAGCCAGTGATCTTTTAGAACAGATTATTAAACAAAATTGGAAAAGTCTATCAGCAAGTGATCTACAAACTTTTCAAGGTGTTGAATCAGACGGTGCAAGAATATTAGAAACAGATCACTTCACGTATATTTTACATCAAAATACTTTAGAAGTTTACTCACATGAAGATCGTAGTATTATTATATATGAACTTAAATTAGTTAATAGATTAGTGGAGGCAGAAGATGACAATAGCATGTCCTAAATGTGGTTATAAGCTACATCAGTTTGATATGACTCCATTTAAAATTTTAGAATTAGTCGTTGCTTTTGATTGGCGAACTCTAAATGAAGATGAGACTATTCGTTATAAACCTGTATTTGGTAATATTCCTATGGATGGTGCGAGGGCTTTAGAAACATCAGATGGTGATCGTTTATTTATTATTAATAATATGACTTTATATTGTTTCGAAACTGGTACTACAGTTTCTCATGGTAAATGGGTCTTGTTCCATGTAGCTAATGAGGAGAGTGTATAATGAAGCAAGTAAATGAAGACACCATAGTATTAGAATGGTGCACAGAAGATGTTATGCAACAATGTCCACTATTAACTAAAGATCAAGCTAGACAAGTATTGCAACGTTGTTTAGAAAAACATGATGCTTGTGTAGGGCTTAGTTGGGATATAATAGAATGTCATGCTGATACTCTTTTCCCTTATCGAGGAGGTGTATAATGAAAGTACCTTATGATTATTATACTCTCGAGGGTTTGATAAGAAAATGGCATGAAGATCGTAACCTTATCGAGGGTAGTACAAGTAAAGATCAAGTTCTAAAACTTTTAGAAGAACTAGGAGAATTATCCCAAGCCGTTGTTCAAGCCGATTCTTACGATACACCAGAAGTTCCAAAGGCTTTGATAGCAGATGCTATTGGTGATATGTTAGTTATTATGATTAATATTTGTATGAGAAATAATATGTCTTTAGTTTCTTGTATGGATTATGCTTACGAAGAAATTAAAGATAGAAAAGGAAAATTGGTTAACGGATTATATATAAAAGAGGAGGATTAAAGTGAGAATGCCAATGGATTTAACAACAAGAAAAATTAAGAAAGCATTAATAGAAGCTGATCAAAAAGATTTAGCAGGGATTTTATATGATGCTCATACTATTTGGGATATAAAAACATTTACTGATTTAGGGTTTCCACCAAAATATATAAAGAGTTTTATTCATCTGTATAAATCTGACGGATCTCATAAAGGAAATATTTATGCAGACGATGGTTCAGTTATAAAAGAAGTAGCAGGAGTTTCATCGCATAGGATTGTAGCCGATATTGCAAAACGATTTAATCTTAATGATGCTCTTGATGCATCGTATATGAAAGCAGGTCGTGGTAGTTCATTAGCCGTTATTACCGACGCAGTATTGAAACATATAGGGGAGGTTAGAGTATGATACTTACAACAAAAGGTTATTATCGAATCCGTATCAAAAGAAGAGGTGACCACGGTTCATCATTCATTGGTTCGTATCGGACAAGAGAAGAAGCAGAAAAAAGATTAGAAGGATTGACTGCCCCATTAAAAAATAGAAACTTCTATTCAGTAAATATTGAAGAGATGTCTGATGGATTAAGGTACGAGTTTAACGATAAAAAACAGGGTTTTCCTATTTAGTCCTTTTTAATCTTTAGCTATAATATAAATAAAGAAAGTAGAAAGGAGATCGTTTATGTATTGTAAGTTATGCGATGATATTATTTCGCCACCTCGTAGGGCTTCTCTTGGGTACGATACTTGTTTATCTTGTGGTGATAAAGAAGCTAAACAAAAAGTTCATACTGTTGTTCCCATGCATAAGTCTAATTATGTACTCATTACTAACTTATCAGAGTTAGTTAATATAAATACGAAAGGAGCATAAATGATAGGTAATCCAGATGATGTATCTAATCAAGTAATTGCAAAGATAGAACGATGGTTAAAACACGAGATTAGCCATCAAGCCCCTGTAGTAGATGGTGAAGAAATTCTTACTGACGGTACTGAGGGTATTTGTGAGGGTCGGTATGAATGTGCCGTCTCTTTATTAAAACAAGTCGAAAAATGGAAGAAGGAGGTAGGACTATGAGTAGATTTCATTCTGAAACCTTAGATCAAGCCTGTATAGAAATGTTTGATCATGATAATTGGGGTTATATAGATAAGAGTGATTTAAAAAAACAATTTGAGCATTATGATAAAGTAAAAGATAATATTGCTCATATTGTTGTGTTTTGGAAAGAGCCAGAGGGGGATGAATTAGATGAGTAAACCAAAATTTTTATTAAAAGTCACTTACCCAGATAAAACATATGAATATTGGTATGATCCTTTATGTGTTATTATTCCAGACCTTGCTCGTCTTCAAAAAAAGCATAATAATATGCTTGTATTACAATGGCTTGATGTTAGACGAACAGGTATGGTACACTGAGAGATGCAGAATCAGGAATGGAGGGGAACCTGATCCTGCACTCATTTATAGGGGAGGAATAAATGATGCTTAACGATAAGCTATTTTTTTATACAGTAAAAGCATTATTTTGTAATAGTAATCTTTTTTAATCTCGTTTACTATAATTAGTATAGTAAATTAATTTCATTTGCAGAAAGGAGAAAGACTATGGCACATGAAATAGAAACGATGGCTTATGCTAACGAAGTTCCGTGGCATAAGCTAGGTACTCAAGTCGCTGATGACTTGACACCAGCTGAAATGCAAAAAGCTGCACAGCTTGACTGGACGGTAAGTAAGCGACCAGCTTATACTATTACTGATCCAGAGTATCACGAAAAGACTGGGGTAATGCACTGCCAAGGGCATCACTTTATTGTTCGTGATACCGATTCAAGGATCTTATCTCATTGTGGTGATAATTATATCCCAATACAAAACGATGAGATATTTGACTTCTTCGTTAAGTTTACTAAAGCAGGACATATGAAAATGGAAACTGCTGGTTCACTAAAAGATGGTGGTGAGATTTGGGGTTTAGCCAAACTTGCAGATGATTTCAAGTTAGTCGGAGGTGATGAAGTTAAAGGTTACCTTTTGATTAATCAACCACATACTGCAGGTAAAGCTATGACGATTAAGTTTACACCGATACGAGTTGTATGTAATAATACACTTACTATGGCATTACAAGGTGCTGGTACAGCCCTCCGAATGCCACACGTGAAGCAGTTCGATGAAGACGTAAGGAAGTCTGCAGAAGAAGCACTTGGTCTTAGTAGCCAAGCTATTTCAGATTTTAAAGCGAAAGCCGAGTTCCTTGCATCTAGGCAGTTCAAAGAAGAACCTCTGCTCAATTATCTCTCCGAACTTTATCAGCCACAGTTGCTTATCGAGAAAGCTAAGACTCCTGAGACTGAGTTTATTATGCGAGAAAAGATTAATAAAACAGTTGAACAGGTTCTTCAAAATATCGATCTATCTCCAGGGGCTACGATGAAGTCAGCCAAAGGAACATGGTGGGGTGCATTTAACGGAGTTACCTATAAAGAAGATCACCAACGATCTTCAAAAGGTGATGGTAATGCGTTACACTCAGCATGGTTCGGAGTTGGAGCCATTCGTAAAGCGAAAGCATTAGATAAGGCTATCGAATATGCAGACGCATAACGTAATTGAGTATATTCAGTTTTTCCTGGATATACTCATACTCACTACTACATGAACATGTAGTAGTATTCTACCTTTCGCCCCACAGTCTTACGACTGTGGGGTTTTACCATTAAAAGCATAACTTTCTAATTTAATCTCTAAAACTGTTTAGCTATACTATATATAAATAAAATATTATTTAGAAAGGAAGAATGATGTTTGAACGAGCTATTAAACATTTTACAGATTTATTAAAATCTGAAAAATATAATAATGATATAAAGAGTTTTGGAGGGGCTGTATTAGCTACAGAAGCTCCATTAATTTGTGAACACGAGAATGTTTGGACTTGGACACCAAGTGATGTTGAGGAACTTACGATTGTTAGAATGCCTCACCAAATTTATCAAGGTGCTGAAACTATCATGGTAGTTTACGAAAAGTTTTTTCTTAAACAGACTGGTGATAAAGAACCTATAGTAAAAACTTGGTATTGCGATTGTACCACTAGTCTTGATTCGTGTTTAAAAACTATTACTGATAATCATTTACTTTAGGAGTGATTGATGGCACTTAACCAAAAACGTGGTGACTACGTTGAGTCACAAAAGAGTAGAAATTTTGTAATGATTTCGAATGCAGAAACATTAAAAGATTTAAAAGAGATCCAAGAAATTTTTTATAATAACCATGGGGTTCAAATGAGCCTTCAAAAGGTTGTAGATCATTTAATCCATTTTTATTTGAAGGAGCGATAATATGGGCGAGTATGAATGTTTAGATTGTAACGAAATGTTTTGGGCTGAAGAGCCACCTTATCCAATAGACCTGTGCGATGATTGTATAGAAGACAGGAAGAAAGAAAAGCAAAGAACAAAGGCTGACTAAAACTATAACTTTCTTATTTAATCGTTAGTAATGTTTAACTATACTATATATAAATAAATAGTAACTTTTTAGAAAGGTAGAAAAATGTCAAAAGTAACTAGTATAACAAAAACGCCAAAGGTTGATGATTTTGGTGCTAAAAATTGGGCTGATCTAAAAGCTGCATTGCTTCGAACTTATGATGATACTGATCTTGTAAAAACTAATGAGTTTAGTCAATGTCATGATAACGGTTCTAGCTTATCCTTCGTAGTTGATGAAATGACCGTAATCCATATTTCTCAAGTTTATTATTCTGTTATCGCTTTTACTATCGATGGTGAAAATGATTACGTTGCTAATGAGTGGTTCGGTAATTATTCAATAAACGTAGGTTCTGATCATTCGTATAATAATGAACGTAATACTTTTATACAATGTATCAAAAATATGTTTGAACGGTATTATACTTATCAGATCCGTTGGGAAAATTCTCTTACTAATCAAAGTGGATGTACTGATTCAGTATATACTAAAAAAGATTGTTTGTGGGAAATTGAACGGTTCGGTGAGTTTCGTGATCGAGATCTCCCTGCTTCGAATGATGGTGTAAAATATACCCTGCGTCGTGCTTATCATGTTATGGGAAAAATTCGATGGCATCGAGTAAAATTACGTTCATTTAAAAATACTGATTTGCCTGTTTCTTATACTGCTTAATCTAACCCATGGGGGCGAAAGCCCCCATAATATCCATAGTTTTGTTATTTAATCTCTAATAATCTCTAGCTATACTATATATAACTTAAATTTAACAGAAAGGTAGAAAAATGAATTTAGTAGTAAACGATAACGGCAAATTTAAAGTTGGTCATTACCTCAATGGTAAAGAAACATTATATTCTGCGATTTATACATCGTGGCAAAAAGCCGTTAATGCTCAAAATGCCATGGAAAAGTTAGTAGCCAAAGAAACTCCTAACGATAACTACACCTTCTTCATTACAGAGGAGGTGTAGAAATTATGTACGCATTATACGCACACCGTGAGGGAATGACTAATATATTTATCAGAACATTTCCTCGTCTTAGTATGATGGATTCTAATACCATCGAACAAGGTTCTGGGGCTGTCAAACTTGACGGTCCTGCCTTCCCTGAGGGCTATGAAGCATTTGCCCTTAATCTTAAAACTGGTGAAGTATTGTGGTTTGTCGATAAGTGGGAAGAAGTTCAAAATGATATTCGTGAAGAGTTTCTTTGTAGCTTTCCTTGTAATCTAGAAGAGGAAGACGATTACGATGAAAGTCAAGATCCACATATTCCAAGCGACGATGATTTACAATTTTCTTTTAGAAACCATGAAGAATAACAGGAGGAAATAACCATGGAAAAAATGTACGCAACTGGTGTTATTTATGATGAAGATGACCACATAAGAGAAATCTTTCAACACGAGAGTGAAAAAAATGTGCGAAAGATGATGAAGTGGGTGCTAGAAATCAGCGATAAAAATTTAACCAGTCAATATGTTGGTCGAATTCGTAACCCAAATTGGACGACTGAACACAAAGGTAAGAAGTATATCTTTGAAAAAGGTGAGTTCGTAAAGATAGAAAAGATCACTTAATTAACTTGGGGCAGAAATGCCCCAATGTCTCATCTAAACACTTTTCACATTTTAATTTTATAAAACTCAATCATAATGTCATAATCTCATAGGATTGCACGTAATGCACTGTGAGACTTGAATCATGGGTATGATATTTGGATTTCAAATATGATATATCTAGTCATAGATAAAGGGTCGTGAGAAACATTTTTACTATTGTAAGAAAAAAATCATTTTAAAATTACATTGTATTTGGTAAGATATGTGTTATCATACAGTTTGAAAGTACGAATAGGATATATTGATGCGAGACCTTGAATACACTCCACTTTTGCCATCAGAGTGTGGCAATTACTGGTTAACGCAAGATGGTAAGAGACACAGACCACTGCTACCAAAGCATAAAAAGTTTTGTAGGCTCTATGTTGAAGGAATGTCTGCTGCAAAAGCTGCACGGAAATCAGGCTTTACGAAGGACATGATTGGCTCAAAAGTTCAAGGTTCTGCAATGCTTCGCAAAAACCCACTTGTAGCAAACTACATTATCGAACTTTTAGAAAAGCAGAATCAAAGAGCAGAAGTTAGTGTTGACTCACATCTAACTGAACTTTCCCATTTGCGAGACGAAGCCAAGGATTCAGGGCAAATTGCTGCAGCGATCTCGGCAGAGGTGTCAAGAGGTAAGGTTGCTGGGTTATATATTGATCGGAAAGAAGTTATGGTTTCAAAAATGGAAAGCATGAGTTCAGAGGACCTTATTTCAAGGATAAAGCATATTGTTGATGGGAGCAATATAAAAACAATCAATCAGACAATCAATCATGAAAACGGAAAAGACATTATACAAAGCACTAAAGACGAACCTGTCAAAAGTTCACTGGCAAAGAATTGAAACTGGTGGCATGGGAACAGGGGTTCCTGATGTCAATGGCTGTTGGCAGGGCAAAGAGTTCTGGCTTGAACTAAAGATTGGCTCTCTTCAATCTGTCAATCTTTCGCCTCAACAATGTGCATGGCACATGCGTAGAGCAAACGTGGGTGGTCTTTCATGGATTCTTATCCACGATCCTTCAAAGCATTTTCTTTGGTTGGTTCCAGGAGTAGAGTCAATCAATCTGAGAGAACGCCACCTTTCATCATCTAAATTTATTGAGGTCCAAGAACCACCTTACGATTGGAAAGATTTGCTCAAGCGAATATGTATGATTGACTGACGAACGGTAAGATAAAAAACATTTGTTTCTCATAAGAAAGGGCTTTACTATAGTAAGTATTTGTAATATGATTATGGTATAACTTAATAAATCAGAAAGGAAGAAAGTTATGAGTAAAACTAAAAAAGTAGCGAAAACTACAAAAACTATCAATAGCCCAGTTGGTAACTCAGGGATCCCTGCACCAGCTAAGAATGGTTTTAATAATAGAAAAGTTAAGCTATTGACTAAAGCTATCGAGAATAGAAAGATTGCTTCTCAAGCTATGATTATTCTTGAAACTCTTGATAAGCTCGGTGGTACAGCCACCCAGGAGCAGATCGTAAACGGATTGCTTGATAACGGTTTACGAACTGTTCAAACTCCAAAGAGGATTTATGACTTCTATAGGAAAATGTTGACCGAAGCTGGTTACATTAAATTAGACGCCTAAGATTGAGGGAGCTTCGGCTCCCTCTTTTTTTGCCTTGTATTTATGATTGACTGACTGATTGCTTGATTGCTTGAATGACTGACTGTTTGAGTGATTGAGTGACTGTTCATCATCATTCATCATCTTTCATCATCACTCTTCATAACCTTTCATCATCATAAGAATAACAGTAATAATACATATATACATACAATGAACCAATGACCCAGCGAGAGAGCGAGAGAGCCAGACAGCGACGATTTTTAGAAAAAAATTAATTTAAATTTTTTTATTTTTTTACTTTACTTTAGTAAAATAATAATTATTATAATTAGTAAGGGGGCTAGGTGGTCTAGCCCCTATAACTAGACAAGAAAGGTAGAAATTATGTCTAATAATAATAAGGTGGCTACTAGCCAAAATTCTTTAAATAAGGTACTAGATGCTATACTAGCAGTACCTACCCCTACAACTTCAGGTAAAGCGTCTAGCTACGCTTTAAATGATGACGTAGCTACATTACTAGTTAGTAAGCCCTTACCTAGACAAGCTAAGATAATAGTTAATACTTTGGCTAAGTTAGGTGGTAAGGCTACTAAAGCCCAATTAGTAGCTGAATTAAAAGCTAATAATAAGGGTGGTGATGATAATTATGATCTAAAGGCTAATCAGCCTGTAGATAAAATACTTACTCACTATAACCAAAGGCTAGGGGGCTACGGTAAAGATTACGGTGGTGCTAATGCTACTAAATATCTTACTATAAAGTAAGGCTAATTAAGGGGGCTACTAGCCCCCTTTTTTAATTGCTACTAGTTGATAATGATAATCATTATCAACGCTTATTCTAGGGGCTACCACCCTATTATAAAGGCTAATATATTAGGGGCTACCACCCTAATATAAAATAGGTACTTTTATTTAAGCACTAAAGTGCAAGGTTGCCCCCCGATATGTCAGAAATTTTACGATAGGATCTTTTTTGGTTTTAATTTTTTTACAAATCAGTTATATCTGAAAAAAAGGAGTCAGTAATGCGAGTTGGTGGAGTAGCAGCAGTTCCTACAGATACTATACCTAAACAAACCATGATTAGTGGTCAGCCACACATGCTCGCATATATCAATCCCCAAGAAGCCCAATTATTACAGGACCGTGGAGGGATTGGTTCATTATTCGGTATTCCTACTTTTTTCAACCCTGCTGATGATATGGGATTAGAAAGTTCTTTAGCTGATCAACAAGCTGTTTCGGCAGGTATGGGAGTAACAA